TTATTTATTTACATCCACCGTCACGCCGGACTTGAATTCCACAATAAATTTATCCTCATAGATGCTGACTTTTTCGATCAGCCGTCGGATAAGCTGCTCGTCGTATTCAGCGAGGGCGGCGGATTGCTTTTTTAGGAATGCGCTCATATCAGCCATGCGCTTTTTGAGTTCATCACGGTTAGCACTTTCAAGCTGCATCTTTTGTTTCTGGTCACGCAGTCGGTGTATCTCATCACCGACTTTATCATAATCGGCATTAGAGGTGGCAAGCTTCAGTAGTTCCGTTTGCAGTTCCTCCAGCCGCTTATCGATATCCGCCAAGGCCTTGTCGCTTTCACGATTTATGACGGTGGCGATGTTATCCCGTAGAGTTGTGAGGAAAGAGTCTTTGTCGCAAAGCGTCTGATTAATGGCGGTGACTAGCACTTGCTCGATGGTGCTCTCCAGTACCGTGCGGGCATCGCAGAATAGGCCGGTGTTTTCTAACCGGCTGACACAGCGCCAGACGATGGACTTTTTACCTCTGTTGTTCCAATGTACCCTGCGAAAAACCTCACCGCATTTGCCGCAGATAATTATTTGAGCAAACACGTGGTTGCTGCTGAAAGTTCTGGTCTTTCCGTTTGGGCTTGTGTGCACAATACGGCGGCGGATAAGCTCTTCCTGCACCTGCATGAAAACTTCACGCGGGATGATGGCTTCATGGCTGTTTTCTACATAGTACTGCGGAACAATACCGGTGTTCTTGACCCGCTTCTTTGTAAGAAAATCAACCGTATAGGTTTTCTGCAAGAGCGCATCTCCGATGTACTTTTCATTTCGTAGAATGTTGTTAATGTTACTGGTGTGCCAGCGCTCTTTGCCTGCACCGTTCAGAATACCGTCGGCCTCTAACCCACGGGCAATCTTCAGCATACTAGCACCCTCAAGGTATTCTCGGTAAATGCGCTTTACGATTTCGGCTTCTTCGGGTACAACCACAAGGCGCTTATTCTCATCCTTGGTGTAGCCGAGAAAGCGGTTATGGTTGACGGTGACCTTTCCCTGCTGGTAACGGTACTGAAGACCGAGCTTCACGTTCTGGCTGAGCGACTGGCTTTCCTGCTGGGCAAGACTTGCCATTATTGTGATCAGTACCTCGCCTTTGGCGTCCATCGTGTTTATGGATTCCTTTTCGAAGTAGACCGGGATGTTCTTGTCCTTGAGCTGTCGGATGTATTGCAGGCAGTCAAGGGTATTGCGGGCAAATCGACTGATGGACTTGGTGATGATCATGTCGATGTTCCCAGCCATGCACTCGTCGATCATGCGGTTGAATTCGTTACGCTTTTTGGTGTTGGTGCCGGAGATGCCGTCATCCGCGAAAATTCCCGCCAGTGTCCACTGTGGATTTTGCTGAATGTATTCTGTGTAGTGACTGACCTGCGCATCATAGCTGGTTTCCTGCTCATCGGAATCTGTACTGACTCGGCAGTAGGCTGCGACTCGGAGCTTTGGAACCTCGTCCTTGCTGACGTTATTTCCGATTTTGTGTTTTGCCGGAATGAAGGTTACGTTTGCCATTACATCGCCTCCGTTTCAATCAGCCCGTAAAGGTACTGTGCCTGCATGGCAGGATCTTTGTAGTTCTTTTCAGGTTTTTCAAAGTGGAAATTTGTCGGCGCTGCCTGAATAGGTTTTTCCTTCTTGCGGTTAAGTCGTCCGAGCGCTTCTGCCCGGTGTTGTTTCTCAGCTTCCGCTTTATCAAAGGTTTCACTGTCTATGATTGCCGGATAGAAGTCATCACCGAGGTAGTGGCGGTTAGCCATCATCCGTTTTGCACCGCCGTGCTGATTTCGATGCCGGCCATTTTAGCGGAGGTTTCAAAGGACGCACCAGCCAGGTAAGCTTCATAGAGTTTTCTTATCTTCGTGGCGGCAGTTTCATCAATAACCGCATTCCCGTTTTCAATTCTGTATCCGTAAGGTGTATGTCCCATTGTCATATCCTTTCCGTCAGGCAAAGTCCGCATTTGAGTTCAAAACTGAACTCGGTGCGGTTTTTTACCGTGATTTGCCTGACATGTTTTTCAAAGAGCTCCTCATCGAAGCCGTGCAGCATTTCACCTTTTTCTGCAAAATGCAGAAGATCGGTAGCTGCCGTGACTTTGGAAACATCTGAGGAGACAGTGTTATTCAATGCCTCGATCTCCTTGCGGAAGTCATCCGCATTGGAGAGCAGTTTGTTGGTTTCTGTGTTAAAAAGAATCTTGTCTATAAAACCCTGTGCCGCCAGTTTCTGTAGATTTTCCCGCTGCTCTGTGTTCTTGGCAAGCTGGGTCGTCAGTTCCTGTATCCGGTGAAAAGAATCGTCTGTTGAGCCATTTCTTATGCCTTCGACGTAGGGCTTAAGAATGACTTTGCCGGAAAAGATCAGCTTATTCATCATGATAGTGAATGCCTGCTTCAGGTCATCGTCTCGAATGAACATCATCGGGCAGGCTTCCTTATCAGCAAGGTGGGTATTACAGCACCACGCGACGTAACTCGTTCCTGCTGTGTAGTGTGTCCTGCGTTTGAAGGTGCCGCCGCACTCGCCGCAGATGATCTTTCCGGAAAAGGTGTAGCGCTTCTGGTATTTTTCGCTGTCGGATGAGATGTTCTTTTCTCTTGCATGCTGCTGGAGCATCTGTTCAGCGGCCTCGAAGTCTTCATGGCTGATGATGGCTTCGTGATGATTCCTGGCAAGGTACATATTCTTTTCTCCATGATTATGATGGCGGTTGAAGAATGAATCGGTATAGGTCTTCTGGAAAAGGCAGTCGCCCGTGTATTTCTCGTTTCTGAGAATACCCTTAACTGTGGTGGCGTTCCAGTGTCCGCCTTTCTTAGTAGGCACCTGATCTTCATTCAGTCTCCGTGCGATAGCACTGGTACCTTGGCCAGAGAGGGCGTAGGTAAAAATCTGTTTTATGGTTTTTGCCTGTTCCGGGTTTATCACCATCTGATCACCATTCCAGTCATATCCGTAGGGTGGGTAACTGATTTTGAAGGTTCCTATTTCAAAACGGTTCTGGATTGACCATTTGCTGTTTTCTGAAATGGAAAGGGATTCGTCAGCAGCCATGCTGGACAGGATAGACAGGAAAAGCTCGCTTTCCATCGAGCCTGTGTTGATGTTCTCTTTTTCAAAATAAACAGGAATATTCAGGGTGAGGAGTTTTCGTACCAGTTCAAGGCAGTCTGCAGTGTTCCGAGAAAAACGGCTGATCGACTTCGAAACGATAAAATCAATCTTTCCGGCTTTGCAGTCTGCAAGCATATGCTTAAGCTCCGGACGTTTTTCCTTTTTTGTGCCGGTAATGCCTTCATCGTAATAGACGCCAGCGTACTCCCAATCGCTGCGTGAATTGATGTAATTTTCATAGTGGCTAATTTGAGCCTCAAGGCTTTCGGCCTGTGCGTCAGAGCCTGTGCTGACACGGCAGTAGGCAGCTACGCGGAGTTTCTTCCCAGCGGCCTGCGGGTTTTTATTTTCTTCTATTTTCGTGACTTTCTTCAAAGACTCATTCCTCCTTTCGCATGTCTATACATCACTCTAAAGCGTCTACACATCAAGCATTTTTCGGATATATTTCCGCGAACAGGGGAGAGAAAGTTTCAAGATTAATGTCCGATAATTTGTTGAATTCAGCAACGGATATGAGCCCGGAATCAAGCATCGTTTTCGCGATGGCCTGAGCTCTTTTGTAGTTAAGGTCTCCCTGAATGCGCTCCTGTGTGAAATATCCAGATGGAGCACTTGTATTATTGTCTGTCATAACTTATCCACCTCCAATTTCCCACTGGAGATGAACGGGCAATTTGAGCGGAGGAAAATAAAAAAACCTGCGGGCATTCCAAAAAGGAACACTCGCAGGCGAGAAACTGGATGTATGGTTATTTCACTCTGATCTTCCAGCCGACCAGAATCAGATTCACATTTCGAATCAGTGAGCTGTTCATGGACTGGATAGCAGAAACCGTTGTACCGTACTGGCGGGCGATGGCAGAGAGCGTATCGCCTGACTTCACGGTGTAATAAACAGACTGAGGATCATTATGGACGCCGCACAGCTCGTTCACTTTGGCCTGCACGGAATCATAATCATAACCGGCAGCAGAGAGACGATTTTTACGTTCTTCGCCGTTGCCCCAGTTCCCGGCGATCACTTCCTGCACCAGCTCATTAACGGTTTTCGAAGCGACGGGAGTAGGAGTATCGTCAGCTGATTTTGAATATCCGTTAAACCCGCCGTCAACGATGACTGTCGGGAAGTCCTGATACGACCAGTCCATATCCACACGGCCATTGATGCCGGGAACGGAGCCATTGGAGCTGTTCTGCCAGATTCCGCAGGAGTCTTCATAGCTGCAGGCATCGGCCCACTGGGCACACCAGTAACAGTAACGCTTGCGGACAGTGTCCGTCACAACAGATCTCGCGAAGGATGCAGAGGTATAAAATCCAGCAAAATATCCGGCAGCCTCCAGTCTGTCGCAGAAAGACTTAATCAGGCCGGAGCAGAAATCAGTCCCGGCTTCAATCTGCTTCTTTTCCTCCATGTCGAGGAAAACAGGATAGTCAAACTGCTTCCCGGCAAGTGTAGACAGGAACATTTCAGCTTCCTGTAGGGCTTCAGAGAAGCTGTCTGCATAGCTGTACCAGTAAGCGCCGACGTGAAGTTCGGCAGCTTTTGCCTTCCTGTAGTTTTCTTCAAAGTACTTGTCTTTTGAGTTTGTACCGTAGCCTGCGCGGATGATCACAAAGTCAACTCCGCTGTTTCTGACAGCGTTAAAATCAATCGCACCCTGCCATACCGATACGTCAATTCCTTTTATAGCCATGTTATTTTTCCTCCTTATCCGTGTCTTTTTCATCACGGTTATGCAGCTGCTCCAGTACCTTCCTTCAGCTTTCCCGGAATTGGAAGTCCAAGGTGGGCAGCATTTTCAATCAGGGACAGGCCTTCATTCGAGATGTAGAAGAAGATGACTGCCGTCCGCAGACACCAACCTGTCCGAGTACATTGATGTCGATGACATTTGCGATGCCGACCAGAATGAAGATCAGCACCTTGCGGCAGATGCCGCGAAAGCCGACCGCCGAGGAGAGCTTTTTGTCGCTGATCGCACCCATGACGCCGGTGATGTAGTCGCAGACGACAAAGATGAGCAGCGCATAGAGCAGGCCGTCGCAGCCGCCAAGAAAGTAGCCAAGCCAGCCTCCGACAGCGGCAAAAACAAGTTGTAACGTGTTCCAGAATTCTTTCATGAGAAATTCCTCCTTTGATTTTTTGCATGAAAAAGGCGGCCTCTCGCAGGAAGGTCGCCCAGTGCATATAGATTGTTGTTTACGACTGCGTTTCCGTCAGCGTATAGGTGATTTTCATCGTCTTGTCCGCCGTCTTGATGACCGGAGTCGCCAGATTGTTGATGGTCGCAAGATATGGCGTATACAGATACAGATCCTTGTAGAAGTAATAGTGCCACTGTAGGAGCAGTAGTATTCCTGATAGGCGAAGGCCTTATATCTTGCCATAGATTTTCTGCCCCATCTTGCATAATCGTTTGACTGGAGATTGCGGACATGCAGCTTCGGTTCGCCGTTTAAGTAATACCAATCGTTAATCACGACATCATCGTCAATGAGGAAGGTATGCAGGCTTGAGCTGTTGTAGGATGCATTGGGCACGACCTCGATATTGGCCACGCTGGTTGTGTCAATCCGATAGACTGTATTTCCAATAGCAAACATAAGCCACTTCCCACTCATACCGATATGACTGATTTCTGAAGTATTTGCAGGCAGGATGATTTTTTGCGTGGTTGCCTTTTCTGCGCTTACGGTATCGAGAAACCATTCGTAGCTTTCGTGATTGTAATAATCCGTGCTGCCGGAGGAATAGCTGTATTTCTGATTGTCCCTCCGGCTGATTCCATACCAGTTGCCATCTGCGGCATGGAACAGATATGGAAAAGCATCGCTGGAATTGTTATAGGGAGCAACCGTCCCGTCCTTGTTCCCTCCGCTATAGGTATACCAGTATGGATAGTGGTTCAGCTCGATTGTTTTTTCTTCCACTGCATCCGTAGCAACTAAGCTGTATGGTCGCTGCATAAGTCTGGCATGGAGATAATCCTCCGATACCTTTCTCAGGGTAACCGAGGTTGAATTATAAACAGGGATCATCTCCAGACGATAACCGTCTTTGATATATGTCCGGTGGTTCTCCTGATAATTGCTCTGGTTTCCTGGTATGTTTGAAATGACGTTATCGCTTTTTAAACGCACAAAGTAATTGCTGTCATACTGCGTTCCTTTGCCAGCCAGTACATTCGTGAGGGAAATACAGGATATTGTCCCGTTCGCCTGCGAGGTCGCAAAGTCCCAGACATATTTGAAACCGCCATCCACAGTTTTGCTTTCTGTAAGGTTTCTGCTGCCGCGCCGGATGTCCTCCGTATTGTTCGCGTCATTGGACGCGTATCCGATGAGCGGATTGTCGAGCGGTGCATAGATATTTGCAGGATCTTCCTCAACCGGATTCTGATATAGCAGGAGTCCGCCCGTCAGCCTGCTGTAGATTGGCAGCATCCAGTCCTCGCCATATTTACCGTCGAAGTAGGGATTGTTAAACATGGCTCCCTGGATATTGGTATTTAAGATGTCCGCGATTGCCTCTGTTACAAGGTTCTCATCCCGGTATATTTCTTTTTTGCCCGTGTGGACGTCTGTCAGTTCTATTGTGCTTTTTCCCTTGAGCATGTTTATTCCTCCCTGTTCAGATAGTCGGTTGTGATCGACTTCACAAAGCCCGCTTCTCCGCTGATCACAAAGCGGTACATAAGCTGCCCGGTGATGGCCTTTTCCGACCATGCATCGGTTGAGATGGCTTCCAGCGCGGCCTTGGACATGCCGGATTTCTCCTCAGAAAGCTGCGCCCATTCCGTTCCGGTATATGTCCACCAAGCTTTCCCAGCGTCAAATGATATGGCAAGGAGTGTGGCGTCATCGCAGTCGGCGGTTACCTTTTCAATGCCAAGAATAGAAGCATCGGACATGTCGATGTTTTCCGAGTAGATGACCTGCGGCTTCGGGATTCCGGTGTAACTTGCCTGAAAGGGCGGGAACCGGTTATTGGAATCATGCCAGTAAAGGATGGTCGGGTCTTTCAGTGAAAGAAGCAAAGCACCATCCGGGATTTCCTGTACGCCATTTGTCTCGAATATTTCTGCAGTCAGATCGGTATCTGTCAGTTTGGAAAGCGCTCCATTTGAAACCGTGTATAAGGCTTTTATGGCATCCGTGATGAGGTACCTGCGGTTATATGGGTCAAGCAGTACTGGAATGTCGTTTGACTGAACGAAGGCTGTCCCGGTTGCGTCCTGATGCAAAAATGAGAGATTCGACCCGGCTGCTGGCAGAAAGGAGATTGAACCTGATGTGGTAACCAGAGCGGATTCGCCAAGGTAAGCAGTATTCGTCGGCAGCGTTTCAAAATGCAGGACAATGTCCCCGGTATCAAGAAGCAGCAGATCCCAGACAAGCCTTACATCCTCTGTGGTCACGCTGTAGTTGGCATAGCCCTCCCAGCGGATGCGCAGAAATTTATAGTGGTTATAGATCGTTCCTTCCTCACGTCGGATTGTCCATACCTTTGCATCACGCCTGCAGACTTTGACCTGTTCGGTATTGCTGCCAATGCCCATCCACGAGTTGCCATTTACATAGATGTTTTCTGCAGCAACAGAATTGTAGATAAACCAGCTGACACCAGTCAGGGTATCGGTACCATCATCGTTGCCAGAGTTGTCGCGGATGATGGCCATATTTTCTGTTGTGGCCAGAAGCTCTTTAATAGAAAAGTAATCAGCCATTTTGTACCTCCAATTCTGATACCGATTCAAATGCCGTAAAGTCAAGCGGATAGGCTGCAAGACTGCCGCGGTCTATTTCGCGGCTTTCACCTGTTATCGTTTCTTTGTAGCTGGTCTTTAGGATGACCTTGCCGTCTGTAAGCATGGTGTATGCCGTACCGGTTAGCTTCTTCGCAGGCTGCATATTGCCGTCAATAAACGGATCTGTCTTAAACGGCTCAATCGTGATGCCCGTCAGCGTATCAAAGTCGGCGGTAGAAATCGTAAGCGAGTCCATGCGGCCACGGTTAAGAGCACGTTCAGTTCCTCCGGAGATGGTGTATGCCTGCCGGAGCGAGAACTGCGTATCGTCGGTCACATAAACTTTGCTGTAGCGCATCTTTTGCTTATCACTGACATCAATTACGTCATGAACAATCGGTGCAAAGATTCTCAGCTGATCAGCAATCTCAAGTAGCGGCATACCGGTAAAAGCAAACTTTGAAATACTCTCTGTGATGCCTGCAGGCTCCGGTGTCAAAAGGACCATTTCAAGAACTGCAGCAAGAGGAAGCGTCTGCATCCCGGCAAAAACAATCGGGAGGTATTCATCGCTTACTTCAATGCGCCCGTTCCATCTGTCCTGCGCGCCTAAGCCCTGGCCGGTAATGGAAGCAATAATGCCCTGTGCCTGTATGACCGCAGATCCGGGTGCAACCGAAATCCAAACTTCAAAGGTATGCAGCGTTTTTTCCTGCATGTCGAGAAGCGGGTAAAACAGGTTCAGGATGTGGTCGCCGCTGTGCCAGGTTTCCATCGGGTGGAATTCTTCTACCTCATGCCCATCCACCACATAGGTAACCGTAACAACCGATTGACCCTCTTCCTCCCAGGAAACAGGGACGGTGACCGTGGTAGCCAGTTCCCTGTTTTCAGTTTTGGTATTACCGTCTGCATCCTTTGTATCCTCGGGTAGGATGGTCGTGCCTGTTCCGGTCGCCGTGACCGCGCGTTTCAAAGAAGCTGCAGTAACTTGCAGGAGAACGGCTGCTTTGAATTCACAGTCGGTTTCTTCCTGCGTGGCGAATTCAATGTTTACAATCTCGACCTTGTCTGCGCCGAGCGTATACGCCATCGCATTCACATAGGAATAGGTCGCCATCTTTGTGGCCTCAACAGAATTGGTCAGCCCGGAGATATCCTTATCGTTCTTACTCTTGGCTTCTGAAAGGCGTGGATTTTTGCCGACACATTTGAGGGAGCACTTTCCGTTGACCTTGACTGTAATGGATGTGATTGCTGCAATCTTTGTGGCATCTGCCTGGCCTCCGGTAAAGGTGAGTACATCACCTGGGTCGAGTGCCGGATCTCCGATGGTTTCAGAATCGAAAGGCACATAATTGATTACGGAAATGGCATTCAGGATATTTTTAAGGATGCGGGTTCTGGTTTCATCAAGGCCAAATTGGAGCAAGGGATTAACCGCAAGGTTCATCGTCAGCCCGTCATCCGGGTCAAGCGCATAGTATTCTGCCGTATTCGTGCGCCGGTTTGTTGAACTAATAGCCGTATATCTGGTGACGAAATCAGAAAAGCTGGAAGAATACCGGTTTGTGCTGTTTACGCTACAGACCGGGCTTTCACCGTATTTTACAAGCTGCAGCTTTCCATCCCGGTTAATGAAGGCAAAGCAGCCAAGCGCCTGAGAAAGATAATGAAGGAAATCCCGCCAAGTTTCGATATCATTGTCCGGATAGACGCCGAGAAGTTCGGTGCCATTTGGCAGAACTTCAATTTCTGCTTGCGTCTGTGCAAGGCTGACCTTGCAGTCGTTACACATGATGTTTAGAAAATCATATGGATAACCGCTGGACTGTTCTTTTTTATAGGCTTTTTCAAAGCGCAGCATTCCATCATAGGCCTTGAGTTCCAGCGTCCGTATTTTCCGGTTTGCCTCCGCCACATAAAAGATTCCCATAGGGATATCCTCGACATTCCCATCCGGAAGTGCCATGTGGAAATCCAATGCAATCTGTGCGTCCTCTAATGAGTAACGGTCAACGTCTGAGAAAAGGGATATGCCAAGTTCCGCAGAATAGACGGAGCCGAGCTCTATTTCAGATGTCCCGGAGCACTGTCTTGTAATATAGCCGGAGCCCTTGACAATGTCCTTATTGACAAACGGATAGTTTTTCCCGGTTGCTGTGGTGATGTTCCCAGACCATGTAAAGGAACGGGCATTTTCTTGTACTGCTGTCTTGTATAGATCAGATACGGGATACATAGCGCCGCTCCTTTCTCATCAATATTCTTCAGTTCAAAGCTGACTTTCCATAGTCCTTTTCTGCTGGTGTCGTGTGCAAGGGAAGCTTTGAAACCGTCGATGTACATTTCTCTGGTCTCCCTGACCATTGTTTCTGTATTAAAAAAGTTGACTGCGAGCTTTGGCTTCCCACGCATCGCGGACAGCTTTTTAAGCCATGCCGGTGATACCTGAAAGGAGACGGATATCTGGGCAACACCGGATCGCACGATGTCACGCTGAGTCGTACCGGCTTCCGTTTCCCCGGAACTGTCTGCCTCCACATCGGAAAGCGCCAGATCATAGGAAACAGGAAGCGGCATGTCTGTGCCATCGATATTTAAATATTGTGTAAATGCCATCATCTGCCTCCTGACCGGAGCGCCATCCGCTGCTGGGCGGTAATAATAGTTTCATCCAGCAGGGTTCCTCCAAGGTAAACTGGAATGGTAATGTCACCTCCGCCGCCCACATTTTCAAGAGCTGCAGAGAGCGCGTTTACCATCGTGCCGGTCTGGCTTGCTACGGCATTCTGAATCATGGCCTGCAGGGACGAAACGCCGACGACGGCTTCCGCACCGGCCTCACCTCCGGCAAGCAGGCTGTTTCCGCTCATCCCGAAGATGGTCGGTGAATCCAGAATCATGCCGTTTCCCATTGCCTTCTTATACCAGTCCACAGAGAAATGAGGGATGGACGGCGGGTCGAGCGAGAAGCTGCCGGAAATAGAAAAGTGCGGCAGCTTGATCTTCGGCAGTTCCCAGTTGAAATTGAAGATGCCCTTGAGCTTATCTACAATCCCGGATACAAAGCTCCAGATGCCGTTGAACACGCTGCTGAACACATCCTTAATGCCGTTCAGAATTCCGGAGATCGTGTTGTGGATTGCGTTGAAGGCTGTGGAGATGCCGGTCTGCATGGCATTCACCACGCCCATGACCACGCTCTTGATGCCGTTCCAAACAGTGGTGAAAACCGTATGGATTGCATTGAAAACCGTACTGGTAACCGTTTGGATGGTATTCCATGCCGTTGTAATAAAGGTCTGAATTGCGCTGACCACTATGGTTACTACCGTTTTTATGGCGTTCCAGATGGTAGTGACAACGACACTGATCGCCGTCAGAACGGTTGTAATGATCGTCTTGTAAATTTCAAAGTAGGTCGTCACGACGAGCTGAATCGCGGTAAAGATGGTTTCAAAGAAAGTCTTGATCCCGCTCCAGATCGTAGAGATTACCATCTGGATTGCCGTCATGACAGTTTCAACCGTAGTCTTGATGGTATTCCATGCATTCGTCAGGAACGTGCCGATGGCTGTGACGACGGTTGTAAATACCGTCTGGATTTCCTGCCAGATGGTGACGAAGAAATCTTTGATTGCCGTGAACACAGTAATGACGGTCTGTTTGATACCTTCCCATAGGTCAATCCAGAACTGCCGGAAGCCGTCGCAGTTATTCCAAAGATAAATGAATGCCGCGACCAGCGCAGCGATTGCCGCAATAATCAGGATGATCGGGTTTGCCAGCATGACTGCGTTCAAGGCCCCGAACACCGGAGTAAGGGTTCCGATGACGGAGGTGATGGTACCGACTGCCGAGATGACCTTGCCGATGACCACCAGAAGTGGCCCGATTGC